TAAAACCGAATTTGGTTATATTTATAATAGTATATTAAAAACCCCATACGAAGAAAAAAATAAGTGGTTTTTACATTTAAAAAAACATATGGTAAATAATTTTACCGATAAAGAGCAATGGATTAACTCTTTATTGGATATTTATAACATATAGGAAATAAATATGGCAACACTAACATCTGGTAATACATTAAGTTTAAATAATTTAGCATCTGCAACAGGTCAGACTACAAAATCATTTTCTGCAGCAGCAGGTACAACGGTTGGTCCAATTTCAATGTCTGCATTTGCTATTGATTCAGTAGGTTCAGTTAGTGGTTATACTTACGCAGTAGAAGGTACATCAGAAACTTATACTGTTGCTTTTAGTGGTGCTGGTTCTTATTTTACAAGTAGAATTAGTGGTAGAGCAGCAAACTTTACATGGAGTGTACCAGCTGGAACTAAAATTTCATTAGGAACAAATAGTGGTGCATCTGCAACATTTAGTGTTGGTAATATTACAAACGCACCTACGCAAACTGTTTTACAATCGGTAGAAACTCACACATTAAGATGTGTATTTGCTGATGGATTTAACGACCATGCAACTTCATATAACACAGCAAGAGATAAGACAGTTTATTCAGTAGATTCATATGATGGAAACTCAGCAGCATTGTGTTTAACAATCGATTCACCAGTTATTTTAGCAGATGGAACTATTGTTGAGGCAGGTGATTTAAATGAAGGAGATTTATTAAAAGGATTTGCTATTGCAGGTTTAGGAGATGATTCAGATAGTACATTTTTGGATTGGTCAACTAATTCACTAACTACTACACCAAAAGATGTAACCGTAGTTGGTTTAACTTATTCATTCGCATCTCGTTATTACGATATAAACAATGGTGAGGTTACTGCAACATCAGAACACCCTTTATTAGTAAAGGATTTTGTAACTGGTGATTATCTTTTCAAAGAAATGTTTAATTTAGTAGTTGGTGATAAATTAATAAAAGGTGATGGTACTGAAGTTGAGGTAACAACAATTGATATTGTACAAAAAACAACTGAAATTGTTTCTATTGACGTTGAAGAGCAAGATACATATATGGTAAACGGATATATTACTCACAACAAAGGTGGTAATACATTCACAAACTTTGCAGGACCTGGTGCACCAACATCAGTTACATATACTTCACCTAAAGTTACTTGGGTTGCACCTGCTAAAACACTTACATTAGGTATTACTGCTTATCAATATCAAATTGCTTCTGATTCTGGGTTTGCAACTATCGTAAATACTGCAGATGAATGGAGTACAACTGAAGTGGAAGTAAATACTATACTTTCTGCCGGTACATATTATTTTAGAGTAAGAGCAATCGAATCGGGATTAAAGGGAACTTGGTCTGGTACATTAACTTTTGTTAGATAATATTTTTCGTTTTCGGAAAGTTCGTATATTTATATATATAAGTAATTAATTAACAAAATATATCAAAATGGCAGAACAAATTAAGTTTACAGAAGAAGAAATTAATGAAATTAATCAATTAAGACAACAATTTACACAATTGTTTATTCAATTAGGTGAGGTTTCATTGGATAAAAAACAAAAATTAGAAGAATTAGATAGATTAGAATCTCAATTGCATCAAAAACATAGTGAATTGCAAGAAATAGAGGATAAATTGTTCAAATCTTTGAATGAAAAATACGGTGATGGTAATTACGACCCTAATACGGGAATTTTTACTCCATCTGAAACACAGCAATCAGTTACATTATAATTAAAAATTTAATCTTTACAAAAAGATAATTATATTTATATTCGTATCATTATACAAAAACGAAATTTAACAGGAGTAATATAAAATGGCAGAAAAGATTGTATCACCAGGTGTATTTACAAGAGAAAATGACCTATCATACTTAGCACAAGGTATTGGTGAAATCGGAGCAGCAATTATCGGACCTTTCGCTAAAGGCCCTGCTTTCGTACCAACCGTTGTAAACACACAATCAGAATTCGAATCTATATTCGGTACACCAGATGGTTCATACTATACTGGATATACCGTACAAAATTATTTAAGAGAAGCAGGAACAGTGACTATTGTTAAAGTAGGCCATTTAGATGGTTATACTGAACAAAAACCAGTTGGTATCGCAGTTTCCGGTTCAAGTGGCTATAAATTAGTGGGTGTGTTAAAATCAACTCACAATTGGTCAACTGATGGAAATGGAGATGCTATTACAGCTTCTATTGCACCACAACTAGGTTCTGGTACATTTAACATCACATTAAGTGGCTCTGATTCGGCTTATAATACTACAATTTCAGCATCAGTCATATACAAAGATGGTAACGATTTATCGGATGTATTTGGAGAATCACCAAGAGGTTCTAAAGGTGTTTATACTTCACAATTTTTTGAAAACGCAGCGATAAATTTTTCTAGTTCATTACATATAGGTAGTTCATCAGTAATAGAAGTAGAATTAGGTGAGCAAAGTTTTAATCAATCTATATCTTTTGCAGCTACTCCATATATTCAATCTCAAGATATTTCTGGAGAAAGATACGATTTGTTCCGTTTATGTACATTAGGTGAAGGAACATATGCTAATAAAGAATTCAAAGCATCAATTTTCAATGTTAAAGCAGCAGGTGAATCAAACGCAACTGATTACGCTACTTTCTCATTAGTTATTAGAGGTTTTGGTGATACAATAATTTAACATTAGACCCTGCATCTCCAAACTATATTGCTAAAGTAATTGGTGATAGACGTGTAACAATCGATGAAAATGGTAAACAAAATGAAACAGGCGATTATACAAATCGTTCTAAAATAGTTAGAGTTGAAGTTTCTGCAGAGGGTTCATTCCCAATCATAGCTGGTCCTTTTGGACATGATAAATATTTATCACCAATCTCTGGTTCAGATATAATAACTCCAGCAGTTATCTTTTCAACAAGTTCTGCTGATAATACTGCTTCTTCAACATACCGATATTCTGGTATTGATTTAGAAACATCAATTGTTAAAGTTGATAATAATCTTTTCTTAGCACCGATTCCAGATAACGCTGGACATGGTACTAACGCAGTATTCTCATTTAATTCTGCACCATTTAACTACCTATTAACTGGTTCAAACACAACTGATGTTGCTAAAAGACAATTCACCGTTGCTTTCCAAGAAGGTTTTGATGGTGTATCACCAACAATAAAAGTAGCTAAAGCAGAAGATTCTGATTGGGGTGCCGGTAACTCACAAGGATTTGATTTATCAACATCAACCGCTGAAGGTTCTAGAGCATATGTTAGAGCAATCAATTCAGTATCTAATCCTGATGATTTTGATATCAATTTAGTATCTGCACCAGGTGTTGTTCGTAGATTACACTCTTATGTATTCGATAAGATTGTTGATATGGTAGAATCTCGTGAAGATGCATTCTTCATCGGTGAATTAAGTGATAAAGATGATTCAATTGAATTAGTAACATCTGAAGCACAAAATGTAGATTCAAACTATGTAGGTTCTTACTACCCATGGGTTAAGACAATTGATTCAAGAACTAATAAATTAACTGCAGTTCCACCATCAGTATTGATGCCAGGAATATACGCAGCAAACGATGCTGTTGCAGCAGAATGGTTCGCACCAGCTGGTTTAAACAGAGGTGGTATCACTGGAGCAATTTCAGTATTGAATAGATTGACACACGCAGAAAGAGATACTTTATATGAAAATAAAGTAAATCCAATCGCTTCTTTCCCAGGTGAAGGTATCGTGGCATTCGGACAAAAAACTTTACAAGATAAAGCTTCTGCATTAGATAGAATCAATGTAAGAAGATTATTAATTAAAGTTAAGAAATATATCGCATCTACATCGAGATATTTAGTATTCGAACAAAATACTGCTTCAACTCGTTCTAGATTCTTAAACACTGTAAATCCTTATTTAGAGGCAATCCAACAAAGACAAGGTTTATATGCGTTCAAAGTGGTAATGGATGAAACTAACAATACACCAGATGTAATTGATAGAAACATTTTGGCAGGTGCAATTTACTTACAACCTACTAAAACTGCTGAATTCATCGTAATTGACTTCAATATCTTACCAACTGGAGCATCATTTACAGCGTAACATAAACAAAAAATAGAAAAACTATATTTATTAGTATATAAAGGAGAAAAAATAAAATGGCAGAAGTATTAGAATTCAACGAAATGTTCTATACGAACTTTGAACCGAAGATGAAGAATCGTTTCATCCTAGATATAGGTGGAATTCCTTCATATTTGATTCGCGTTGCAAATAGACCACAAATTAACTTCGAAGTGGTTACATTAGACCATATCAATGTTAAAAGAAAGTTAAAGGGTAAAGGTGAGTGGCAAGATTTAAACTTAACATTATTTGACCCAATCGTACCATCAGGTGCACAGGCAGTAATGGAATGGGTTCGTTTATCACATGAATCTTTAACTGGTAGAGATGGATATGCAGATATGTACAAAAAAGATGTTCAAATTTACTTATTAGGACCAGTTGGTGATAAGATTGAACAATGGACATTAAAAGGTGCATTTATCTCTCAAGCAAACTTTAGTGATTTAGATTGGTCATCTAATGACACTGTTCAAATTGATTTGACATTAGCTTATGATTATGCAATTTTAGAATTCTAATAACTAATACTGATATATTGAAAGGTTCTCATATTGAGAACCTTTTTTTTTTAACTTTTTTTAAAATGTATATTTATATATAAACAAAAAATAAAGGTTTATTATGGCAAATTTTGATTTTCCAACGGAAGTAATTGGACTTCCATCTAAAGGGTTAATTTATCCAGAAAACAATCCACTATCAAAGGGTACTATTGAAATAAAGTATATGACTGCAAGAGAGGAAGATATTCTTTCATCTCAAAACTTAATTAAAAAGGGTATTGTATTAGATAAGTTATTTGAATCAATAGTGGTTGAACCGGGAGTAAATATCGGTGATATATCAGTAGGTGATAAGAATGCAATTCTATTAGCAACTCGTATTTTAGGTTATGGTGCAGAATATAATGTAGAAGTAACTGACCCATTCACTGGCGAACAACAAAAAGTAACAATTGATTTATCTAAAATTCAAACTAAAGAAATCGATGATTCAAAGTTAAATAAAGAAAATCGTTACGAATTCGTATTACCTATGAGTAAAAAGAAAGTAAAATTCAAATTACTTACTCATAAGGATGAAATTGATATCAATGCAGAAATTCAGGCATTAAATCGTTTGGTAAAGGGTGATAATGTGGTTTCACAAGATGTTTCTACTCGTTTAAGATATATGATTGTAGAAGTAGATGGCAATACTGATAGAGCATTTATT